TTTACTGTTACAACTGTACTATCATCACTTGTGATAGCAAAACTAAAATAATCTGATGTAACTTGTGTTATACTGTTGTCTATTTCTGTTTTGGTATAGACATCTGTAATACCTAATCCTGAAATAGTTGTAGGCACACCACCAATTCCTGTCCACGGAATAGTTGAATTGACACCATCAACTAAAACAGTTGAATCATCACCTACTACTGAACCTTTTACATCACCTGTAACATTACCTGTAACATTACCTGATATTGAGCTTACGTTTAAGTTTGAGCCAGTGAAATCTGCGTTTAATTCAATTTGATCTGTGTTTGGATTAACTGTGACTGTCACATTATTATGATTTGTATGATTAAACAGCGGCCCTACAATAGCACTAATATTGCCTGCGGCACCTGCTCCAACTAGTGTGTAAAGTTCTGAAAAGTTAGTGTTAACTTTATTAAATGCTGTGCGTAACGGGTCTCCGTTGTTGCTATTAGCACTTGATCCTAGATTGATTACTTGTTTTGTCATTATTGTTCACCCAGCGGCTCTGTTTACTGTAAATAAGCTCGTATAATAAGTATATTTAGCGTAGTGGACAATGATTAAAAAAGAACCTTTTACAGAACTATTAAATAATTTAAAAGACACAGGCAAGTATCGTGTATTCAACGATATACTGAGAGAAGCAGGATCATATCCACATGCTATCTGGTACGGGCCTTATAACATCAAGAAGATAGTTAACTGGTGTTCAAACGATTATCTTGGCATGGGACAACACAAAGTCGTACTAGATGCCATGCGAACAGCACTAGATCAAACAGGTGCTGGTAGTGGCGGCACTAGAAACATTGCCGGTACTAGTCATTATCATGTAGCACTCGAATACGAGTTAGCAAGCCTACATAATAAACAGAGCAGTTTATTGTTCTCATCTGCTTACGTAGCAAATGAATGGACATTGATTGCTCTATCACAAGTAATACAAGACATTGAGTTTGTAAGTGATTCTAAAAATCATGCTAGTTTAATACAAGGTATGCGTCATAGTCGTAGACCTAAGCATATCTTTGAACATAACAATATGGAATCATTAGAACAAGCTCTTTCAGACGTCCAAGGTACACCATGTATTGTTTTCGAAAGTGTCTATAGTATGGATGGAAGTGTTAGTAAGATAAAAGAAATTATTAAACTAGCCAAAAAATATCACGCTATCACTTATATAGATGAAGTACATGCTGTAGGCCTTTATGGCAAGCATGGTGGTGGATGGACTGAACAGTTAGGTGTACAACAGGATATTGATATCATAAACGGAACACTAGGAAAAGCATTTGGTGTACAAGGTGGTTACATTGCCGCCGACAAAGATATTATAGATGTTATTAGAAGTATAGCTAGTGGATTTATTTTTACAACATCAACTAGTCCTGTTACATGCGCAGGCGCACTGGCTGCAGTAAAATATTTAAAACAACACGACGAACTTAGACAAGCACATCAAGAACGTGCTGTTAAATTAAAGTCTATGTTAGAATCTGTTGATATTGAAGTACACACAGATAGCCAAACACACATTGTACCAGTAATGGTACGTGATGCTAAACTGTGTAAAAAGATGAGTGATATGCTTTTAGATGATTATAACATCTATGTTCAAAGCATAAATTATCCTACTGTCGAAGAGGGGACAGAACGTTTAAGGATTGCCCCAACTCCTTTACATACTGACGCAATGATGGGAGATTTAGTCGAAGCTGTTCGAAAGGTTTTTAAAAGATGTCGTCAACTGACTTAGTTCTAAGTAAACAAGACAAACACGCACTAATATTATATAATGATCCGTTCTCACTTGTAGATGAAACAATAACATTCACCAACAGGGAGGATGTACAAAAAAGTCTGCCTGACATATGTAGTAGAGCATTGGCAAGAGCATGGATCGACAAGGGCTATTATGATATGTTATCACATGATCCGATAGCAACGTTTAGAACACAAGGAGTGTACTTGCCTGACAACATGACCATACAGTTTGATCATTCAGGTAAGAACAGGCCCAAGCTGATTGTTTACGAACAAGCAACTTCTAAATTTAAAGTTAGGGTATGTGCTTTGACTCTGACTATGATGGCTCAGCGTTAACTTACAAAGAGTCCAAACATAGTAGCCTCAGTTTGATTTCTAAAAGAGTATTCAACTTTTAAATGGTGAGGCTTAGGATAAGATAGCTTATCTTTGAAGTCATAACTACGATCAAACAGCCACTTGCGATGATTCCAACCAGCGCCGCCATCATAGTCTTTTTTCCTATATTCTTTATAAATTTTATGCGGGTACATTATATCTTCTCTCCTGCTTTAAAACCTCTAAAGCGTAAGAATCTTGGAAAACGCAAACTGTATGTTCCGTCTTGATTTTGTGTAATAGCATCTGCTCTTACTTCTACAACTTGCCCAGGGATAGTATCTTTACTATTCCAAAACTCAGTCCTATTAGCATCACTAAAACCACTGCCGACGTTAACATTAATCTGCTTTCCATCATCAAGTCCTTCACAAACGAAAGCACCAAGTTTGTTTTCGTTTCGTCCTGTTCCTTCTTCGACATTTTTAACCTCCAGAGAAACTTCAATAAATGGTTTTTGTTTTAACCATGCTACGCTTCTCTTACATTGATATTTGGCATTAGGATCTTTTATCATAATGCCTTCGTAACCTTCATCAACCATTTGTTTATTAAAGTCTTTGAATGCTACTTCGTCTGTCATGATATCAAGATCAAATAGTTTCTGATCTACAACACCTACACAGCCTATCTGCTCAAACAATTTAGTAAATGTTTTTAGCAATTCTGTTCTTCGCTTTTGTCCTAGTGTACTTTCGCCTGCTTTGAATTCACTCAATGGAATAATATCAAAGAGCATTAGTTTAGCATCTTGTGCTTGTACATTATCTTTACGATGTACCTGCTTCATAAGGCTTTGGAAGTCATTACTTACAACTTCTCCGTCTAGTACATACGAACGACCAATGTTGTCAATCTCTTGTGTAATAGCATCTGTAATGTGTGAGAAGTTTTCTAATACTTTACCGTTACGTGTAAATTGTGTAACAGTCTTCTTTAGATGATCTACTACAGTAAGACAACGCACACCATCTAGCTTAGGCTCTACAAGTTTCTTGCCTGTAATTTTAGCTTCGTGGTTAGCACCGTCGTGAGCTAACATACATTCAAACACAGGAACTTTATAACTGTCCTTTTTTGTTTTCTTTGCCATCTTGTTAACTGTTTTTTCACTTACACCACAACGTAGGTCTTTGATCAAGATACGTCTGTAAAAGTTATTCCACTGATCTATAGTTGCTATAGACATTGTAAGTTCTACAGCATCACGTGCCGCATGACCTGTAAGTTGTCTTGTGTGTAATTTTTCTGCTAGGTCTTTGAATACCGGCCAAGCAAGTCCTTGTCCATTTACAGTTGCCTGAGGAACTTGTTTAATACCGAATGTATATAACTTGTCTAAACACATTGCTACGCCTTCAAAGAATTCATCTAAGCCTTCTTCCATTGCGCCAAACAGGATCTCTTCTTTGTCCAATCGACTGTTGTGTAATTCAAGTTGTGAAATAATTTCTTGTGGTTGTGTTTTCATGTGTGCCTCTCTGTGTGTTTATACTTATATTATACTACGGAATTACAACGCTGTCAACCAATTGTTCCAAATTATCTTTATAATTAGATGTTGGAACACAGGTGCTGATTCGGTTGCCCTGTACGTCATTTAACCTTTTTGAAACCTGCCAACATTCATCCATAGTTTCATAAAAAACAACGCTATCCATCATTAATACTATTAAGAATGCTTTTGTCAATTATGCCATCGCTCGTTGGACTTGATTGAGTACAGACTGCGAATGTTTACATTTGCCCCTAAAAGAAAAGCCAGGGCAGTCACATGTAAATCCTTTGTCATGTAGTGTAACATCGTACGTATTGCCTTTAGAGCCTTCTATTGGCCAAGTTATGCCTGTCCATGGATGATTTTTTGGATTAAACACTGTTGGTTTCAAGTATGTTTGTTTAAACTTTGCCATGTGTTGCCTTTCTGTTTGCCTAATTATTATATACATTATAGCAAATTATTCAGGATCTGTCAACCTTTCTCTTAGAACACGCCTAGATTCAACAGTTTTCCAATATCTGTATGGATGATAATTTTGGTAATAATTCTCTTGATCGAACAGTTTACTGGCATCATCAAGTTTTCTAATATCTTGTATCATAACAGTTGTATAGGGATCACCAAGCCCCTCCAATAACCATAGAGGTTTGTTTCGTACATTCAAAGAGCAATTTAAACTATCTACTCCGCCCTGTAGTTGAACCTCGTTTATCTGTTCTATGTCTGTATACATAGCAACAACAATCATATCAAAGTTGTTGTTCCAGTTGTCGCACTGTTTGTTTACCTCTGTCCAAAAGTCGTACAGGGTAGCATCTTCAACTTTTACAATATCAATCTTTTTTTGTTCTAAAACATTCTTAGCATACGGACAGATGTTTTCTTGGTGTACGGCCTCTACCATCTGCTCTATGAATATTTCTAAATTTCTATCTGTATTCATAGACATCCGCTAATACAAACAAAGCCATCCCAGATGCCTGTTATTTTTAATATTGTGCTTAAGATTAATGCTCCGAAGATTACTTCCATTATAGTTTCATACCTTTTCAATTCTTTTGGCGCACCCGAAAGGATTCGAACCTCCGGCCTCACCCTTCGCAGGGGTGCACTCTATCCAGCTGAGCTACGGGTGCGTAATTATTAATGTACACTCTTATTGTTATTCTGTCAAGCAAGTTTCATCCCCCAAGACGAATATAACTTCACCAAAACGTTCTCTAACTTCAACACGTTCCGGCTCATAGTCGTCCCATACGCATTGTGCTACCTCTTCGGCTTCTTCTTGTGTTTCGTAGAAACCTTCGTAGTGTTCAACAGTGTCGTCTATGTAGTAAACTCTATACATCTAGCATTTCCAAACATAAATTTTATCTTGTTTCTTTTTACCAGTTTGTTGACCTAGTTGTTGTTTTAAATCTTCTTCTTCATCACATACTTTAAGTCCGTGAGCAAGAGCATCTTCATACATCTTAGGACTAATGTTAAATGCTACGTTACCGCCCGGCTGTATGTTATCTACACACTTCTTCCATAACGGAATAAAGAATTGTTCATAGAATGCTTTGTCACTTTGCCAAGGCTCCATGTGTTCATATAGTTCTAAGTTCACATAAGGTGGACTTGTTAGTACAAAGTCATAGTTTAGTTTTGTAAAGTCAACGTCTAGTGCGCTTTGCCAAATCATATTAAGTTTGAATGTTTGTTCTTGTTCAAACAATCCGTTACCAAAATTGCGCTCGGCTTCAAGGAATTGTATCATGCTATCATAAGCAGGCTTCATATTAGTATTTGTATCAATGCCTGTGTAGTCTATTCCTAAACTCCAAGCACCTAGCATACGTCCTCCCCATCCTGCTGTAGGATCTAGTACACTCTTAGCATTATATTTTTTATAAAGATATTTGGCAGTTGTGCTTTTAAACATAACAATACTGCCTAGATTGATTCTAAAGCATTCGTATACATTACCAGCGGCAGTTCTACCGCCTCTGTTACGTATCTTAGTCTGCTCTATAAGTTTATCTCGTTCGTCTTTGTTATTCCAAATGTCATATACAGTCTTGCCCTTCTCTCGTTTACAGTTAAGCAAGTTTTTAAATTGATAATGATACAAGAACGGATTGCCAGCAAAGTTATTCTCGTTAGACTCTGCTTCGAACTTGTTTAGATTCGCAAGGTCACGCTGTAATTCCTTTGTGGTAATTAGTTTATGATTCTCTATATCTTGTAGAGTAACACTATCTAAATGTAAGTTAATAGGTTTTAGAGTGTCTGCCATATGTTCTCTTTGAATTTCAAACCCTGTATCATATTCTGTGGTGGGCCGGCAAATGTGCCTGTGTGATATCGTATATGCCATTCTACTGTTGTAGGGTTGCTTTCTTTTTTAGTTTTAATTTCACAGAGCAAATCAAGGCCTGCGCCAAATGTTCCTTGTCTATCAGAAATATCAACTTGTATATTTTCTTTAACATCATTTATACTAGGTACATAGTACACTGAATTCTTGCTAAAGTCAACATAGAAATATGCTCGTTCTGTAAAGCCGCCAAGTTGACTAAGTTTAACCGGATCAGTTGTAATAGTATCTACAAATACATCAACCAATTTAGGCTTGATTACTTTGTACAAAGCATCACGTTCTTTTACAAACTGTTCTTTATTTTGTTGATAATAATCACCAAACACCCTATTGGCTCGTTTGGCTATCTTCTTTGCTTTGCCTTGTTTGGTAACATAGATGTTATCAAATAGTTCTTGCTCAGATACTTTTACACTATTCTTTTTGTAGCGCAACTCATAACTTTGTTCATCGAATCGTTCAATAGCATACTTGCCTAAGTCATACTCTTTGCGTGTTGGGTCAGTCCATACATCGCCAATCTGTAATTCATTAAGTACGCACTTTTTAACTGCTGTGATCAAGTTCGAAAACTCTAGAGGTGCTAGATGTTCAAACAAGTCACTACCATGTGCGTTACCTAGATTCAAGTCTTTGGTGCCAAAGTTAAACAAGTTAGGTGCGCCTGCTTTAACACTTATGCCTCCCAATGGATGACCTACAAACAAGATGTCTGCTGGACTATCATTTGTATTGTTATTGTCATCTGCCTGCCAATCAAACACAGTAGGCAAAGAATAATTATTATCTTTACAATAACTTTGTATACGTTCTATGTACGCCTTTGCTTTAAAGAAGTTACTAACAAATTCTCTTGTGCCTGACTCGCAAGCAATAGGTATTGCTTTACGAATATCTACAATAGTTTTGTCTGGATTGCTAAGTTTTGTCAAGTCGAGATAGTTCTCAGGCTTGCGTTGATAAAAGTCTTGTCCGATATCTTCTTTTGCTATTGCGGCAAATAAAATTGGAAGTTCTGTTACGTATTTTGTTGTGTTGCTACGTCCGCCCATAACTACTCTCCATTAATGCGGTGTTTCTATCTATGTCTTTATTATTAGTATGAGCATAACACAGATACTTCAGAAAGTCAAGTAACATTTTAAACCTGATAGGTCCAGTAGTTGATCATTAGTCCACGCCTTATTTTTGTAAAATTAGTTTCAGGATAGTGATGCCATGTATTGTGAGAAGGAACAAAAAACATACAGCGGTTATCTTTAGCTTCTACTTGATAGTCTTCGCCTAGCACTGTTGCGGGATATAGTTCTTGGTAATCAGTATATAACATAGCACTAAGTTTCTTTTCAAGATGATCGTGATGTTTCTTTAGACTAAACGGACCAAAGTCACTTATGATTTCTATACGAGGAAAGGTACCGTCAAACTTTTGTCCTGTTACATTTTCAAAAAATAATCGGTATGCTCCGTCAGCAATGCCATCCTGTAGGTCCCATAAATTTGGTACGGCATAGCGAGGTATGTTATGTACAAACAACCTTTCATTGCTTGCCCTGCGCCCCTCTTCTTCTTGTACACTATTATGTTCAATGGCTTTGAGCTCATCCAAACAGTCTTTGGTCAGAAAGTTATCTACTGTCCAATGTTTGAACGGCGTATTGTACTCTTTAAATAGTTCTTCGTTCACATATATTCTCCATTAATAATAGTGTAGTACCTTTTAATACAAATGTCAAGCGGTTTTGGGTTAGTAGATGTAGCCAGAAACTACCTGTGCTTCATTATAATTTAGTTAATTAGATACATGCAAGATACAATACTGATTACAGGTTCAAAAGGTTTTTTTGGAAAACAGTTAGTTGAAAGACTAAAGCCAGTCAACTTTAAGATCCGTCAAATAGATTTAGAAGATGGAAAGAACTACAGGAACCTGACTAAAAAGGATTTAAAGGATGTGCGCTACGTTGTACATCTAGCAAACTCTGCTAGGATTATGCCTAGTTGGAATAATCCTGCTCACTATTATACGAACAATCTTTGCGACACAACAAACTTTTTTATTACTTGCCAAAAAGCCGGAGTTGAGAAGTTTATGTACTTTAGTAGCAGTAGCGTCTATGGTAACAACGGTGAAGAATATCAAAGTGAACATCACAAGTTGTGTCCGACCAATCCATATGCTCTAAGCAAGATGGCCGCGGAACATAGTTTAAGATTGTACGAAGAGGCTACCAAACTTATTATAGTGAGACCCTTTACAATGTATGGCGAAACTATGCCGCTTGTAAACAATGCTCTAGTTATAGGCAAGTGGATACACGCACACAAGAACGGCAAGGCTATTACAATAGATGGTAATGGACAACAGAAACGGGACTTTATATCGGTTGACGACTCGGTGGATGTTGTGTTATTATTATTAGAACTTGCGAATAGTGGTACTTACAATATGGGTACTGGTAAAAGCATTAGCATGTTAGATCTATCAGAACTATTTGATAGTCCTATACAGTTTGGACCGCAAAGACGTGGACCTGAATATAATACATGTGCTGATGTAAGCAAGTTGACAGCGTTAGGCTTTAAGCCTAGCATGGACGTAATGAATTGGATACTTAAACACAAGAAAACAAATTTTGAGGAGTTAAGATGCCACTAGTACCTATGGTAATTGAAAGTTCATCTAATGGTGAACGAGCCTACGACATTTATAGTCGTTTGCTAAAAGAACGTATTGTTATGCTCAACGGACCTGTTGAAGATAACATGGCTAACCTAATTGTAGCACAACTGCTATTTTTAGAAAGTGAGAACCCAGACAAGGATATCTCACTGTTTATTAATTCACCTGGAGGTTCTGTAACGTCAGGACTTTCTATTTACGACACAGTACAATTCAT